GAATCAACTGGTCAGGTGGTAAAATACCCCATTAAACATGGTCGCTCAAATGGTAAGTCTATTTGGGTTGAGAGAGAGGTTGTCGAAATGATGACAATGTGGGGGTTAGTAGAAAAATCTGGATCTTGGTTTGCTATTGACCCCGAAGTTAAAACTTATTTGGAATCACAAAATTTATCAATTAAAGATAAATTTCAAGGAATGCAATCTATTTACGATTTTCTTGAAGAAAATGAAGAAGTAACAATTGCATTGGCAAAGTTTGTTAAAGATAATTTTCTATCAAAATGATATTTTTATCGACATCAGGTAAATCAGTAAAATTAAAAAACTCAACTCGTTATTTAATAAAGTGGAATAGTACATGTAAAAGTAAAATTCAAAAAAGAGTTAAAGATTTATTAAAAAAATACTGGATTGCAGATATTGTTTTTGAAGAAATGCCAGTTATTAGCACAAGATTAACAATTGATTTTTATAATGCAAATAAAAAAATTGCTATTGAAGTAGACGGAAATCAACATTATAAATTTAATAAATTTTTTCACTCAAATTCAAGACAAAATTTTTTAGCCCAATTACAAAGAGATGAAAAAAAGGAACTTTTTTGCGATGTCAACAATATTAAGCTTGTAAGAATATTGGAATCGGATAAACTAGACGAGGAACTCTTAAAGAATTTAGAAATCTTATGAAGGAAAATGAACCATTTACATTACCAGAATCAATAGTCCATAAACTTTATGATCTTACAGGTACATCATCATCTGGAACAAAAGGCTTTATTCTTGCTTATGTTAATTCAGATGGCATTCCATCTATTTTAAATAAATTTGATAACATGTGTGTAAACATGGCTCTTAAGAAAACAATTGAACTTTTTATTGAAGACAACGAAGACAATATATCACTATGATTTTTTCATACGAATTAGAAAAAAAAGTATTAAGCGGAATTATTCAACATCCTAAAAAATGGGCTGAAGTATCATCATTTTTAAAGGACAATGATTTTTATACCGAAAGCTCTAAGGTAAATATATCCATATTTAAGTTGCTTAAAAACGCATTGGACAATGCTGAACTAATCGATGAAACAATTTTGATTCAAAGAATAAATCAACTAAAGGTTAGTTTTCCAGATAGTATAGATGTTTCGGAATACATTTATTCTCTTGCCTTTTTTAAAATTAGCGAAGACGTTTTTGAATCATCAGTTCGTGAATTAAAGAAATTTACAGCCAGAAGAGAAATTTATGCAACATGCAAAGATGTGACATCTTTTGTCAAGAATATAGATCCAAGTTTAAAATATAGCGAAATTGTAGAAAAGGCAGACCAAATCTACAATAAGAGTATAAAAGATTTTGAAATAAATGAATCTGGCCCAATTAATCTTTTCGAGATTATGGAAGAGGTTGTCGAAGAACGTGGTAACAATCCAGTTGATACATTTGGACTTATGGGTCCACACGATAAAATTAACGATATGTATGGATCTTTATTATTGCCTGGAAACATAACTGTTATTGTCGCTCGATCTGGAGTTGGTAAGACGCAATTTTGTATGGATTACACAACAAAGGTATCTGCAACGCATGATGTTCCAGTTCTTCATTTTGACAATGGAGAAATGAGTGAAGAAGAATTGATCTTTCGTCAATGTTCGGCAATGACTGGAATACCAGTCTGGCTTTTGCAAACAGGTAAATGGAGAACATCTTCTTATAAAGGAATGACTCCTGAACAGGTTGTGGCGAAAGTGAGGTCTACTTTTAAAACAATTAAGAATATGGAATTTTATTACGAGAATGTTGCTGGTATGAGTCCAGATGAAATGGCATCTCTTTTGAAAAGATTCTATTATTCTAAGATAGGTAGAGGTAATCCATTGATTTTTAGTTTTGATTATATCAAAAGTGATTTCGGATCTATTGGTAAAGTCGATGGATGGCAACAAGTTTCTTATATGGTTCATAAGTTTAAACAAACTATTCATAGGGATCTTTGTTTTGATGGCAAACCATGCGTTTCAATGATAACATCTGTTCAATCAAATAGACTTGGAATCACAAACAACAGGAGTGCAGATTCAATTGTTGATGATGAAAGTGTCGTATCTCTCTCTGATGGAATTACTCAATTTTGCTCACATCTTTTCTTGTTGCGCAAAAAGATTGCTGAGGAAATTCATTCTGAGGGAAATAGATTTGGCTCTCACAAATTAGTCAATCTTAAAGCAAGGCATCTTGGCAAAGATCCATTAAGAGCAATCAATCCAGTTGAAATGCCAGATGGAAGTAAAAAATCTAATTTCATTAATCTTGAATTTGAAAACTTCTGCATCACAGAAAAAGGCGACTTGAATGACATTGTTCGTTCTATGAATAATGAAGACGTTCATCTTGAAGAAGATGACGAAGATAACTCCATTCCAATGATTTTTTCACAATGAGTAAGTATAGAGAAATTTTAGAAAGCCTAGGATATAATCTAAAAGACCATGGTCAATATTGGAGGACAAATGCTGTATATAGATCTGGAGATAACACTACGGCACTTCAAATTTACAAGGACACTGGAGTATGGAAAGACTATGTAGAGGACAGTACTTTTATGCCATTTGAGGCGTTGTTGTCTCGTACATTAAATACAAATGATAATAATATAATTAAGAGTTATTTGAAAGACATACAAAAGGGTGTAAATGTAATTAAAGAAAAAACATTTTTGAAAGAAGAAAAAACATATCCAATCACATCACTTCAAAGACTTTTGCCGCATTATGATTTTTATTTAGATAAGAATATTTCTATTGGAACTCTTAAGAAATATCAATGTGGCTTTTCTACATCTGGCAAAATGTATCAAAGAACAATTTTCCCAATCTTTAGCAAAGATAAAAAGATACATGGTTTTTCTGGCAGAAAAGCTGACCTAGATGAAAATAAACCAAAATGGCTGCATATTGGAAGAGTTGCAGATTGGTTTTATCCATTTTATTCTATCGAAGAATGCAAGAATTCTATTTTTAATTCAGAGAAGGTTTTTATTGTAGAGTCTATCGGAGACTCGTTATCTTTATTTGATAAAGGCATTAAAAATAATTTAGTTAGTTTTGGTTTAAATATTTCGTCTAAATTTATATCTAAACTTAGTTTAATGCCTGTTAAAAAAATCATTGTTTGTTTTAACAATGATTATCTCTCTGATAGAAATCGCGGTTTTGAAGGTGCGATTAAGTCTATATTTAAACTTATTGATACAATAGATTTTAAACATATTTATTTTATACCGCCAGATTTAAATGATTTTGGACAAATGTCAAAGAATGATTTGGAAATCTATCTTAAAAAAGTCGATGATATAAGTCACAAGGAGTCTATTGAAATGGTTATTTCAATAGCAGAAAAAATGGAGTCTACATTAAAAACAAATAAATCTTTTTCTGATTCTCTCAAAAAACTTAAAAAACTTTATAAATTTAACTATGAGTGAATTAGTGAATAAACCACTTTCGGCATCAAGAATTAAAACATTACAAACATGTTCTTGGCAATATTGGTGCAAATATCATTTAAAGCTTCCAGACACAACAAATGAAGGGAGTCTAAGAGGAAGTATATGTCATGCAGTTTTTGAGGTTCTTGGCGATCCAAGACATAAACATCATTATGATCAATTAGTAAAACATCAAGATATAAAATCATCTAAACCAATTAATCGTATGGTTAATTCTTTTGCAAGAAAGAATAAAATTGATGATTTTGATAATCTTGAATTAATTAATCAAATGATTATGGAGGGTCTCAATTATGATTTTTTTGGCAATAAATACGGCAAACCAACAGAATCTATTAGCGAAAAGGATTTTGATATAGAGGTCAATAATGGTCAAAAGAATTATAGAATTCTTGGGTTTATAGATAAATTATTCTTATTCAAGAAAAAAAGAATAGCATTAATAAGAGATTTCAAAACATCTAAGCAAATTTTTAGCGGTCAAGAAGTTGAAGATAATATGCAAAATTTAATGTATTGTCTTGCTGTTAAATATTTATATCCAGATTTCTTAAAAAGAGATATGGAGTTTTTGTTTCTGAAATTTGATTGTAAAAACGAAGGTCTTCTTGAAATGAGCGAAGTGGCAGAAGATGAACTAGAAGGCTTTGAATATTTTTTAACACAAATTCAATCAATAATTAATAATTTTAATGAAAAATCTGCTATTGATGGTCTTGCCTATAATAAAGGATTCCCCTCTAAAGAAGAGGGGTTTAGCGGGAGGGTTGTATGTGGAAGAGCTGAATATAAAGGTCAATTAAAAAAAGATGGAACTTTAATGTGGCATTGTCCATTTAAATTTCCATTTGACTATTTTGTTTTATTAGACGAAGATAAAAATATTATATCCTCCTCTTATGTTAAAGAAGAATTAAACAAAAAAAGAAAAAATGGACTTGGCTTCTCTATAGAAAAGAGAAAATATTCTGGATGTCCAGCTTTTAGATTTGACAATATCAATGAATTGTTATAAACTTATCTAGTGGCAATACCTCTTTTTAAAACTCACTTTAGTATTGGGCGATCCATTTTGCAGCCAAAAGATATATTTGATATTAAATCAGAATATAATCTTAGTGAAATTGTTGTTGTTGAAGACTCTTTTTATGGCTTTAGGAGTATTAATAATGTTGCTCAAGAACTTGGTATTAAATTAATCTTTGGAATAAGATTATCAGTTGTTGAAAATTCATTTTCCGAACTTCCTAGTAAATTAATTTTCTTTGCAAAAAACAATGATGGCATAAATAATATAAAAGCCCTCTATTCAAAAACTTTTGAAAATAAAGAAATTGTTTTAAACTTGTCTGAAGTAGATGAATTATTCTTCAATAATGTTAAAATAGGAGTTCCATTTTACGACTCTTATATTTATAATAATTTATTTTATTTCGGTTTGTCTCATTTGGAACTATCCAAATTTGATCATTTTTATTTTATTGAGGACAATAATCATCCATTTGATTTCTTTATAAAAAATCAAGTCAATAGAGTTACAATGAATGGATCTAAACAACCAATTCAAAATGCAAAATCAATTTATTATAAAAATAAAGAAGATTTTGAAGCATTTCAAATGTATAAAGCAATTTGTAATCGCTCAAATGGAAAAAATCCATCTTATTCAAATCCAAATTTAAATCATTTTTGCTCAAATGAGTTTTGCTGGCAATCATATCTAGAAAATCATGCTCCCATATAATCAAAAATATATCGTATTTGATACAGAAACTGAAGGGTTAAATTTATCATCATCAAGACCTTGGCAACT